TTGGTGGAGAAGCAACATTCTCATTCGGAGAAGCGATTAAGTACCTGAAAAGAGGATTTAAAGTGGCACGTAAAGGCTGGAACGGTAAGAAACAGCATATTCAGCTTGCTACTGGTATTTCTTACAAGACAGCAGATGGAGAAATTGTAAACTGCGAACATGATGCTATTGGAAACATGGCTATTGCATTTGTTGGAACATCAGGAGTACAGATGGGATGGCTTGCAAGTCAGGCAGATATGCTGGCTGAAGACTGGGTATTTGCAGAATCAAAATGATTCAAAAGTATGTTGTCAGTAAAGACATAGAGATGTTGGCTCCAGAGTGGCTGGCATCAAGAATTGATTACAGAACCGTTAAGATCCTGTTCCGGGATGTGTACGGACACTTTGAAGTGAAAGGGGTGAGAGTTGGTGATGAAGTTGCACGAATTGGTGACACCATTGTTTTTGATGGCAGACGATTATCCGTAGAGAGGAGGTGATCCGATATCTCCCAGCCTGAGGGTTAGAGGGTAGAGCTTATTTTGATTCTTAACTGAATAGGTATATATTTCTCCATTAATGTTATCAAAAGCTGTCACAGGTGGAATCTGGAAGCCTCAATGATACATTAATGTAATTACTGGGCTGTTTATGCAGTCCATTTTTATTGCCCTGTGATATGGCATATAAACTGTCTCTTTCCCGATCATGCCGGGAACTGAAAGCATGATAGCAGAGCCGGAGTGAACCGGAATCTAAATTAAATCAGCGAATAAAAGAAAGAGAGGTAAGTATAACATGGCTTACGAATTTTTAAAGAAACTGTTTGGAACACCGAAAGATGGTGAAGAACCAAAGAGAATGACCTATGCAGAACTGGAAGCTGCTCTTGATGCAGATAAGAAGATCCAGGTTGTTGATCTGAAAGCCGGAGGATATGTAGCAAAAGAGAAGTTCGATGCTAAGAATACCGAGCTTGAAGGAGTGAAACAGCAGCTTACAGATGCCAACACAGAGATTCAGTCCTATAAGGATATGGATATTGATGGTATCAAAGCAAAAGCGGCTGAGTGGGAGCAGAAATACAATACTGACACCCAGGCACTCAATGATAAGCTGAGAAAGCAGGAGTTAGATCACCAGATGGATAGATATTTGGACAGTGCTGGCATTAAGCCGGGAGCAATGTACAGAAATTTTGTTCGTTCTGCAATGGAAGCAAAAGAGTTCAAGTTTGACGGAAACAAATTTGTTGGAGCAGATGATTACATCAAAGAACTGAAAGAAAATCCAGACTACAAAGATGCCTTCATTGTTGAGAAACCGGATAATGACCCTGAGCTGAACATCGGTACAGATGGTCCGGTTGAACCACCAATTAATGCCCCGTATTTTGCAGGTCCGACTCGTTCTGAACAGGAACCGTCAAAAGATAACGTATTCAACTTCGGATTTACCGGAGTAAGAAAGCATGATTAGGAGGAAAAAGAATTATGGCAGCATTAAATTACGCAACTGAATATCAGAGATCATTGGAACAGGCGTTTCCATACTCGCTGTATTTTGGAGCACTTTATTCTACTCCAAATAACGGAAGATACAGATGGCTTAACAGCAAGACAATCCAGATTCCGAGCATTTCGGTAACAGGACGTGTTGATTCCACAAGAGATACCATTGCAACTGCATCCAGAAACTATGACAATAGTTGGACACCGCTGACTCTGAGCAACGAAAGAAAATGGTCTACTCTGGTACATCCAAGAGATGTACAGCAGACCAATCAGGTAGCTACGATCACTAATATTACCAGAGTCTTCAATGAAGAACAGAAGTTCCCTGAAATGGATGCGTATACCATTTCCAAGATCTATTCAGACTGGACTTCAAAGGGAGAAACAGCAGATACTACGGTACTGACTGCAGAAAATATTCTTAGCGTGTTCGATAAGTTTCTGGAAGAAATGTCTGAAGGAAGGGTACCGAAAACAAATCTTATCCTGTATCTTACACCAGCAACCAATACACTGATTAAAAATGCTCAGGGAGTTTACAGAACCTTAGACGTAGGACATCAGAACAAACTTTCCAGAGCAATTACAGCACTGGATGAAGTACAGATTGTGGAAGTTCCATCAGAACTGATGAAGACACTGTACGATTTCACTCAGGGCTGGAAACCTGCCGGAAGTGCGAAGCAGATCAATATGATGCTGATTAATCCACTTGCAGTTATTACACCGATAAGCTACGAATTTGCAAAACTTGATTCTCCATCTGCGCTGTCTGAGGGCAAGTATGTTTATTACGAAGAATCTCACGAAGATGTATTCGTACTGGCAAATAAGAAAAAAGCAATCCGTATGTCAGTGGAGGCGTAGAAAATTCTGTATGTCTGGAGATGCTGCAAGTTGTGACACCTCCAGACATCAAAAGAGAGGAGAAAAGTAATGAGTTATATCGTGCAGAAAGCTAATCGCGTGCTTACGATCACAGATGAAAAAGCAGATGAATACTTGAAGATGGGTTATACCGTGAAGGATATGTCCGGGAATGTGATCTTACAGCCGGAACCTACCGGAAAAGAAGCTGTAAATAAGATTCACGAACTGGAAGCCAAAAATAAGGAGCTGGAAGAAGAATTAGATGCGGCTGCAACACATGTCAGTGATGCTGATGATAAGATCAATAAACTCCAGAAGGAAAATGCTGAACTCCAGAAAGAAAATGCTGAGTTAAAAGCTGCAATTAAGGCACAGTCCACAGCTGGTGCAGTTGTACAGGATTCACCAGATTCAGGAAAGAAGACAGCTGCCAAGTCTACAAAGAAATCAGAGTAGGAGGTAGTTTATGTATTTAGCAACGAAAGAAGGAAGTTCGTGCAGGATTCCAGAACGGAAGAAAGCATACTATGAGTCCATGGGATATGTATGCACAGATTTAGATGCACCAGAAGTAGGAGTAAAGAAGCAGGTAAAAGAGCCTGCCAAATCGGTCAAATCAGAGCCTAAAGAGTAGAAAGCAACCAAATCTATACTGGAGGTGATAAAGTTGCTCACAAGAGACACCAGAAGCCCATATGTAGATTATCGGTATTATCAGAAAGTTTACCATGGGAAAATTGTGAAAGCTGATGAATTTCAGACTGCAGAAATAGAGGCAGAAGCGTTTGTGAATGCAATTACGTTTGGAAGAATCAGCAAACTGGATCCAGTGCCGGATTGCGTGAAACTTGCCATTTGTTCTGTTATTGAAGTTCTACATCAGTATATAGAAAGCCATCAGTCCCAGATCAAATCTGAAAGCAATGATGGATATTCTGTTACTTATGCTGAAGCTGTGAAAGATGCCGATTGCAATATTAACATGAGGCACAGAACAAAGAGACATCTTGCCAATACAGGGCTGATGTATAAGGGGTGGTCAGAAGAATATGATTAATGCAATTTTTGAAATGACTATTTTCAATGCGTTCACCGGTCCTGATAGAAGGGAGTTTTACTTTCCTACCAGAATCGGAGGAATCACATGGTATGAAAATAGCACCATATCAGGCTCAGAAGGATTCAAAAAGAATCAGGATGCGTATTCCATAAGAGTACCCATTGCTGCTTCTGTTCAAGATCAGCGGACTTTCTTGCCTCCAGATGAATTTAGAAGACTGTCTCTCAGAGAGTTGCCTAAACATTGGACGATTCAGGAAGGAGACTACATATTCCCGAAACTGTTCTATCCATCAAAGTGGAGATGGGATGATTTTTCATTTAGAACCGGGATTATCTCAGAAGAATGGAATGAATTTGAAGGCAGTATCTGCTACGGGAAGAACTGGAAATGGGATGATTTCAGTTTCCGATACGGCAGAATAAAGCCGAATGCAAGATCCGATGTTGGCATGGTACTGGAACAGAAGTACCGAAAGGTAATAAAGGTTTCTGGCTATGCAGACAACACAAAAAGAGGAGGTTCTCATGTAAGGCACTGGAGGATTAACGGAGGATAATGGCAGGGCAGAATATAACACAGCCATCAAATACTCATTTCCAGACTGGAAACGGTAGAGGTACGTTGGTTTGGAATCCGGTTTTTGCCAGCCTGAGAAGCCAACAGTTCAATAAAGCCCAGAAGTTTATCGACTCAGAAGTTATCCGATATTGTAGTCCAAAGGTTCCGTTTAGAACAGGATATTTGGACAGATCCGGGACTCTAGGAACTGTGATCGGAAGTGGACTGGTTCAGTATAGTGTTATTTACGCAAAGGTTCAGTATTATAACACACCAGAAACGAGATCCTATGATGCCGACAGAGGAGGAAAGTGGTTTGAGAGAATGAAGGTTTCAAATGGAAAAGACATTCTGGCAGGTGCAAAGAAAATAGCCGGAGGAGGATAGAAACAATATGGCTGATTCAATCATACAGGCAGTGACAGATTATTTTGTGGACTGTCCTCTGCTGAAAGATGGAGTATTTAGAGTAGATGCACTCGGGGCAAATGGAATTGAATATGTAGTAGAGACTGGAACATTTGACCCGATTCTGCAGAACTATGTAGACGGAAGCTCAGAGAGACAGTACCAGTTTTCATTTGGTTCCAGAGAATATTACTCGATGGACAGGCTCCAGAATATAGAAAGCAGCGCATTTTATGAAAAGTTGGCTGACTGGGTAGAAGAACAGAGCTTACGCGGTATTCTGCCTGAACTTCCAGATGGAATGACAGCAGAAGAACTGAATGTACTTTCAGCAGGATATATTTTTGATTTATCAATGAAAAATGCAAGGTATCAGATACCGTTGCAGTTAGTTTATTTTAAGGAGGCATACAAAGATGGAAGAAAATAACACAAGAGATGTTGTACAGAGACACCAGTTTGCAGATTACCTGAACATTGGAACATCATCAAAGCCGAATTGGGTATTGATGGGAGTTGGATTTACTACACTGGATGAAACATTTGGTGCAGAAAGTGAATCTGAGAAATATGTAAATGAGTCAACAAGCAGTTCTTCCGTAGTATCTTATACATCGGTTTTCCCATTTGAAGCAAGGCTGATTAAGAGCCAGGATGCTGTGAATGCGCTGTACCATGTTGGAAGAAATCATCTGACAGGAAGTGATGCGGAGTTTGAATATTGTAGAGTAGAACTGTGGGATCAGAAGATGCAGACAGAAACCAAAGTGGAGAATACATTTGCTGCCAGAAAGTTCTTAGTATCAGCAGAAATCAGCGGTGTATCAGGAGAAAAGAAACAGAGCATGAGTGGAAATCTCAATGCAGTTGGAGATCCGGTAGATGGATACTTTAATACGAAAACGACTACTTTTGAAGCAGCGTAAGTAAAACAGGAGGTATTGTTGAATGAGTATGTTAAAAATTTGCGGTCAGGAATTAGAGTTAGATTTGTTTGATGCGGACGTTATGGATAGGTTTGAGAATGCCTTGGAAGATGTGCAGAAGAAAGCAGAAGAATACAAAAAGAATCAGAATATGTCAGGAGCAGACGGGATTCGAGCTATGTGCGGCGTTGTCAATGTTTTCTTTGATGATGTTTTTGGAAAAGGCACAGCAGAGAAACTGTTTAAAGGCAAGAACAACCTTCTGGTAAGTATGGACGCATTTGCGGCTGTAACCTCAGAATCCAACAAGATAAAAGGTCAGGTTAATGGTCTTATGAATAAGTACAACATGAACCGGGCACAGAGAAGACAGGAAGGAAAGAACAATAAGAACGGGAAGAATAGACCATGAATTGCAATATTCTCGTAGACGTTCTTCCAGATACAGTAGAAATCAATGGTGTGGAATATGCGATAGAAACAAATTTCCGCACCTTTATCTTGTTTGAACTGTTGATGCAGGAGACAGAACTATCGGATTCCGAGAAAGCCATAAAAGCCCTCCATCTCGTTTATCCGGTAGTGCCATCAGACCTTGACGAAGCAGTAAATAAGATGATTTGGTTCTATTCTTGCGGAAAGAAATGGAGAGAAAAGAGGGCTGCCACTGTAAATGGAGCTTCTGAGGTTCGTAGAGTATATTCTTTCGAGCATGATGATGATTACATATATTCGGCCTTTCTGACTCAGTATGGAGTAGACTTGCAAGATGTGGAGTATCTGCATTGGTGGAAGTTCAAGGCAATGTTCCGAACACTGTCCTCAGATTTGGAGTTCAGCAAGATCATGGAGTACAGAAGTGTAGATATTGATGCCAATATGAGTAAAGAACAAAGTGCGTTTTACAGACGTATGAAAGAGCTGTATGCTCTGCCACTTCCAGAAGATGAAGAACAGAAACTGGATGCTATCGAGGAAGCTCTTATGAACGGCGGTGACCTTACCGGATTACTATGAGGGGGTGTCTGATATTGAAGAAGTAAATAAGAAAATGATCCGGGTAGAATGCCCGGAATGCAGATACAAAATGCCGATATTCTTTGAAGAAACGGCAGAATGTTCGGGCGTGATGGTGTCCTGTAAAGGGAGAAACTGTCACGCCCGTTTTGAATTAAAGATCAGAAACGGAAAGCAAATCAAGTAGTGCCATTATGAGCCGATGATTGAACCGAGAAATGAGGTGAGAACATGGGCTATGATGGCACACTAAAATTTGATACCAGTATTGATAATTCAGGGTTTCAGACCGGATTAGATAAAATATCTGGTTTAGCCAGTGGAGCCATTAAGACAACGGCGACGATCCTTGCCGGAGCTGCGACAGCCGCCGGAGCATTGGGAACAGCCGCGATTAAGACGGGAGCTGATTTCGAAGCCGGAATGAGCAAAGTACAGGCTATTTCTGGAGCATCCGCAAATGATATGGTGCAATTGACTGAGAAAGCAAAGGAGATGGGAGCTAAAACCAAATTCTCTGCTTCTGAGTCTGCCGATGCTTTTCAGTATATGGCAATGGCTGGATGGAAGACCAAGGATATGCTTGGCAGTATCGAAGGTATTATGAACCTTGCGGCGGCTTCTGGGGAAGATTTGGCAAGTACATCGGACATCGTGACAGATGCCATGACAGCCTTCGGGTTGGCTGCTGATGGGACAACAACGATTGTCAAGGATGGACTCACAAAGGAAGTTTCCAATGCTGCTCATTTCGCAGATGTTCTGGCACAGTCAGCCTCAAATTCCAATACGAATGTCAGTATGCTCGGAGAGTCGTTTAAATATGTAGCTCCGGTAGCTGGTTCCCTTGGGTACAGCATAGAAGATACCGCTATTGCTTTGGGTTTGATGGCAAACCAAGGAATCAAAGCATCCACAGCCGGAACAGCATTAAGACAGTTGCTGACGAACTTGGCAAAACCAACGGATACTATGGCAGCTGCTATGGATTATCTGGGTCTATCTTTGCAGAACAGCGATGGATCCATGAAATCTTTGCAGGAAATTATGAATGATCTTAGAGCATCATTTGGAAACTGCAAAATGCCGATGGATGAGTTCCAGAAACAGTTACAGGAAATCCAGACCAAGTACGAAAATGGAGAACTTACTGAAAAGAAATACACCAAGGCCGTAGAAGATCTGACTGAAAAAGCCTATGGTGCTGAAGGTGCACTGAAAGCGAAATATGCTGCCACATTAGCCGGACAGCAGGGTATGGCTGGCTTGCTGGCTATTGTAAACACATCCACAGAAGATTACGACAAACTTACAGAGTCGATATATAACAGTGATGGTGCGGCACAGCAGATGGCTGACACCATGAATGATAACTTGCAGGGCGCGATCACTCTCTTAAAGAGTGCTCTGGAATCTGTGCAGATTGCCTTTTATGAAAAAGTACAGACTCCGATGAAAGAGACTGTGAAGACCATAACATCTATGGTCGATGATATGAATCAGGCTTTTGCCAAAGATGGATTTAAGGGGCTGGTAGATTCCTTTGCATCCTCACTGGCACAGTTGACACAGATGGCATTGGAAGCAGCACCTAAACTGATAGAGGTTGCTGAGAGCATGGTGAAGAACTTCATCAATGCGATCATGGACCATAAAGAGGAATTTGCTACTGCCGGAGCAACGATGGTAGCCGATCTGGTGACTGCAATCATGGATGTTGCCGGAGATATGTGGTCTGCCGGAATTTATCTGTTCACAGAGTTCTTGCAAGCACTGGCTGGACATTCAGAAGAAATGGGACAGTCTTTTGGACAGATGCTGAAACAGATCGGTTCTGCGGTCCGGGAGAATATGCCATTAATCATCCAGGCAGCCCGTGATTTTGTAGAAGGATTCTGCAAGGGATTATCAGAGGAATTTCCGGGTGTTGCGGCTCTGATTGAAGGATTCCTGAAAGGTTGTATTGATTCAGCGAGTAAGATCATAGAAGGGATTACAGATGTAGTCTCCGTACTGTTTGATAAGCTGAATGAAGCAGATCCTGCCACATTAGAAAAGATTGGATATGCAATCGGTGTAATTGCGACTTCCATATACGCCCTGAAAGTTGCAAAAACGGTAACTGGCGGGGTCAAAACGCTTTTGAGTGTACTCGAAACTGCTAAATCTGGAATCAGTGGAGCTGTTTCTGCCGGTGGCAAACTTGTAGAAGTATTTCAGTTGGTTGCTGGTGGAGCTGGGACATTAAGTGAGGCAGTAACTGCAGTATTTGGAACAGTCGGCACAATGGTCGCCGGGGTTGGTTCTGTAATCGGTGGAGCTGCACTGGCCATTACAAACTTCGTTGATATGTTTGTAAATGGCTTCAATGCGATAAAAGAAGTTCTGATGGTAGTAGGCATTGCTTTAGCTGCTGTTGGAGCTGTGATACTCGGAGTACCTGCGGCAGTAGCTGGAGTAGTAGCCGCCATTATAGCTGCTGTCAGTACCTTAGTAGTCGTATTGAAAGAACATTGGGATCAGGTTGTTGAATTTTTCCAGCAATTACCAGAAAAGCTGTCTGAGCTTGGTTCTGTTATATCAGAATGGTTCTCTGGTGTTTTAGAAGCAGTAGGGGAATTTGCACAGTCTGCAATCCAGTGGTTCTCTGATCTTCCAGAAAAGATAATGGAAGCAATAAGCCCATTCGTAGAAATGCTTACAGAATGGGGAAGTAATGTACTATCCACTGCAACTGAGATTGTGACACAGATTGTTGATGCAATCGTTACATTCTTTTCCGAACTTCCGGGTAAGATAGCAGACACAATTTCTTTTGTAATCGACAAACTGGCTGAATGGGGAACCAATATACTGACTTGGATTTCCACAAATGTTCCGAAGTTTATTGAAAATATTGTAACTTTCTTTTCTGAACTTCCAGGAAAAGTGTGGGAGTGGCTGGTAAATACTTTCAATAAACTTGTGGACTGGGGAAAACAGATGCTCCAGAAATCAAGTGAAGTAGCAAAGACTTGCCTTGATGCCATTATAAAGTTCTTTTCACAGTTGCCTGGAAAAATCTGGGAATGGTTGTCAAATGCGTTCTCAAAGCTCACCACTTGGGGAAGTAACACCGTTCAGAAAGCAAGAGAGATTGGTTCAAATGCAATAGATGCGATTGTAAGATTCTTCTCTGAATTGCCATCAAGAATCTGGGAACATCTTACTCAGGCTGCTTCCAATGTAGCCTCATGGGGAACTGATCTGGCTCAGAAAGGAAGCCAAGCTGCAACATACTTGGTGAATGCTGTTACGAATGGAGTAGCCGGACTTCCTAACCAGATGTGGAGCATTGGTTCCAATATTGTAAGCGGTGTATGGAATGGTATTTGCAGTGCTGCTGGATGGTTTTCAAATTCCGTATACAACTTCTTTAGTAACATTGTAAGGAATGCGAAGAATGCTCTGGGTATTCATTCCCCGTCAAAAGTTTTTGCTGATGAAGTAGGTGAATGGATTCCTCCGGGAATTGGACAGGGTGTTGAAAAGAAGATGCCTGAATTATATAGCCAGATGGATGATGAAATGGAATCATTAGGAAAACGTATGCAGATGGCTGTAAATGTTGAGACAGGTAAGATTGCTGTTGATAAGAATGTGAATACGACTTATAAGGTTGTAAAAGAAAAGCAGGGAGTATTTGAAAACGGAGATACCACCGTGGAAGTAACAGGAGAAACTCATGTTCATGTTGACTTGGACGGAAACGAAGTCGGAAAAGCACAGACTCCGATCATAGATAAGAATTTTGCCAGAATTGATACGCATAAAAAGAGGGGAGGATGATGATATGTCTGCTGGAGTGACATTTGGAACAGCCCACTCATACAGAACATGGGGACTGAAACTGAAAAAAATAAGTATCGGATTTCCAGAAGTAAAAACGGCATATGTTTCTGTTCCTGGCATGGATGGTGATCTCGATCTCACCGAAGCTACATATGGCAGAGTAACTTATGGAATGAGAACACTGGAGTTTGTTTTTGATGCAAGGAATTGTAAATATACAGATTGGAGCACCTTGATAAGCAGAATTGCAACTGCTATTCATGGTAAGAAGTTGGCAATAACCTTAGATACCGATCCTGATTATAGATATGCCGGCAGGTGCGAAATCAGTACAGAGAAGACTAATAACGTAACCGCCCAGATAACAATTTCTTGCAACTGCAATCCGTTTAAGACAAAGTCAGATGGATCAGGAGGTATTCTGTAATGTATATTGTAAAAGCTGTTGTAGACGGAAAAAAATATACGCTGCATGACCCAAGCAAAAATCTCTATGTAGGAGATGGATACTTTGAAGTTGGAGATAATATCAATGGACAGGCTGAGTTTACAGTATACCCTTCGCATCCATATTACGAAAAAGTAAAGAAGCTGACCACGGACATCATTTTTTACCGGGATTCAGAACCTGAATTTTATGGTCGCGTCCTTTATGATGATGAAGACTTCTCTGGAAAAAAGAAAGTGTTTGTTGAGGGTGAACTTGCTTTCTTTTGCGATAGTATTCAACGCCCGAAAGTGTATCACAATATCTCTGTAAGAGCCTATGTTCAGGATCTTGTTGATATTCACAATTCACAGGTGGAAGAAAGAAAACAGTTCGTTGTAGGTAGAGTTACTGTAAAAGATTCAAATGATTCGTTGTACAGGTATTCTAATTACGAAGATACCCGAACATCTTTCAAAGAGAAATTGACAAGCAGACTTGGAGGACATTTGGTTATTCGCCATGACGCAGACAAGAGGGTCTTGGATTATCTGTGTGATGATGATTATTACAAAGATAATGCACAGGTAATTCAGTTTGGAAAAAATCTGCTTGATTTCTCGAAGAATATGGATGCCTCAGACCTTGCTACCTGTATTATCCCTTTGGGATCCAGACTCGATGAAGAAGATCAGGATGAAAGTCTTGAGGCAATTTCAGATCAGAGAATTACCATTGCAGACGTAAATGGCGGAGTTGATTATGTAACCGATGATAATGCCGTAAAAGAATACGGGAAGATATACAAGACGGTTATCTGGGATGATGTGACGCAGCCAGAAAACCTTATGAAGCATGGAAAAGAATACCTGAAAACTGTCCAGTTTGAAAAAATGATTCTGGAGCTGAAAGCTATTGATCTGAATTTAACAGATGAATCATTTCAGATGTTCAAAGTTGGCGATAAAATACAGTGTATATCTGTTCCAAATGGTCTTAATGCAGTATTTCCACTCACAAAAAAGAAAACGTATATCACAGATTTTAAGAATAATACGATCACTCTTGGAGACGAGACTAGAAATCAGTCTTATACTTCTTCCAACCGTGAAACCACAGCCCATATTGAAAAAGTTATAAATACTATTCCAAGTAAATCAGAGATTCTTAAACAGGCTTTAAAAGATGCTCAGGACCTGATAAACAGACAAGTGGCAAGTGGACACGCTATCCATGTGCCGGAAGAATTTATTGTTGCAGATGATGAAGATTATAGGGGAAAAGCCAAGAATCTTTGGAGATGGGGACTTGGAGGTCTGGCACATTACAGTCAGGGATATGATGGCCCGATAGACGGAATCGCCATAACGATGGACGGTAAGATCAATGGGAAAATGATTATGGCGCAGTCCATCATGGCTGAGACTCTGGACGTTGGATATCGAACCTCTGTTGAGAATGCCATATCCGAAGCGGAAAGTGCTGCAAATTCTTATACTGATGGTCGCGAAAAGGCTATGATGCAGGAAGTAGAATCTTCTTTGAAAGTGCTCAACGATCAGATTGCCATGAAGATTTCGAGTACGAAAGAATTGGTGTTGAGAAAGAATTATATTTCCGGTGGAGAGCAGGAAACGTTATCCAAGGATGCGTTTACGATCACAGGAGATGTCGCAACCGTGACCGAGGCTGAGTTTCTGAATCTGAATTGCCTGAAAGTGGAGTTTAATAATACTGGAAGTATTGTTATAGAGCAGAATGTAGGGGACCTCCCGGAAGGAATATATAGGATCAGCGTTGAGACGGCATATCCTTTGTCAGACGGGAATGCGAAAAGGCCTTATTATCTGGAATATGGTTTTACCGGGAATCGAAGCACGGAATATTACAGTGGTTATGAAGCAGATGAATTTCACTCTTTCACTAAGAAATTAGAGATTACAGCAGCTTCTAAGGCTGTTTCCGTGAAAATCTACGGTAACAAGGGTAATGTTGCATACATTACTAACATTCGGTGTCTAAGAGAAATTCAGGAGTTCTTGGATGAATTAACCACGCAGATAAAAGAAGAAGTTGGAAGAATTGAATTAAGTGTAAAGAATACACTGAAAGATTATTCGACCACAAAAGAAATGCAATCTGCCATTCAGGTAATGAAGGATAATATCAGTCTGGAAGTATCACAGACATATTCTACGACAGAAAATGTAAATCAGAAGTATAAAGATGCTGTAAAAGCCGGACAGACCGCTGCTGACCAAGCGGAAGAAAATGCCAAGTCTGATACAACAGAAAAGCTGAAAAGTTATTCTACCACCGAGCAGGTAAAGTCAGCTATTAAAGTGGCTACGGATAATATCAGTTTGGAATTGTCAAAGACTTTCACAACAACAGAGGTTACCAATCAGAAATACAATGATGCAGTGAAAGCTGGACAGACCGCTGCTTCTAATGCAGAGAAAAACGCAAAGGCTGATACAGATGAAAAGTTAAAGAGCTATTCCACCACGGAACAAATGCAGAGTGCAATTAACCTTGCGATTGATAACATCACTTTGCAGGTAACGTCAATCCGACAGGTGGTTGATAAGAAAAATGCAAATTTTTACGGAGTAGGAGCACCGACAACATCCAATAAGCCGGCTTCTGACTGGAATACAGACGCTCTTAGAACGTCTCATATAGGAGACAACTATTATGATACGAATACCGGATATGCTTATAGATATACCTATAAGACTGCTGGACTGAAAATAACATTCTCGGATGATTCCCGTACAGAATCAGTAACATTTGATTATGTAAAGATATTCTATAAAGACAGCAACGGTACAATGAAGTGTGCTGCGAAATTGGGTGGAACAACCATTGCAGGAGCTTCGGTCTTTGTTCCTGCCTCAGAGTTTTATGTATACTGGCATACAGACAGTTCAAGTTGCAGCTATTATGGTTTCAGTATTGCCTCTGTCACTGGAACTTCTGGGGAAGATACAGGAACAGAAGAAAGTCTGCCAAATTATAGTGTAACGGAATTGGCATCTGGGACATATCCAGAAAGTCCAAATCACGGAAATTACGGGAACAATATTAATTTACTGTGGAAGTGTTCTGGTACCAAAGGCGGAAGTTCCAACGCAGCATGGGAAAGAATCCAAGATCAGGATATAAGTGAAGCAAAAGCCAAGGCAGATGCAGCGGAAGAATCAGCAAATACAGCTAAAAGTGATGCTGCATCTGCAAAGACCACAGCCGAAACAGCAATATCCAGAATTACCGTAGCAGAAGGCTCTATCACATCAGAGGTATCGAGGGCAAAGAATGCAGAAAGTGATCTTAGTTCTCGGATCACGCAGACCGAGACTTCAATCAGCAGCAAAGTTTCAAAGGGAGATATTGCATCATCAATTAACCAGACAGCGCAGAGCGTTAAGATTAACGCATCAAAAATTAACTTCAACGGTTTGGTTACTGCGAATACTTATTTTAAAATTAACACAGACGGTTCATTTGTAGCGAAGAAAGGAACTATCGGAAATTTTACGGTTACAGGCGGAAAAATAACCACCGGATATGCAACGTTAAGTATGCGATCACATGCTTTCGTTTTTAATGGAGGGTTAGAGATACGTGCGGGTACTTCAACGTTTTCGGATGGTTCTGACGCATTTAAAGTATTTAATCTTTCCCATGTGACATCTGGAGGCCATATGGTATTTGCAAGTGACGGAGCAACAGTGGCTTATTTATCATCTTCGTCAAGGCGATACAAAGATCATATTGCAAATATGACTTTGGAAGAAGCTGAAAAGGTTCTCGATATTCCTGTTGTATGGTTTAAGTATAAAGATGGCTATCTTGATATAAACGACCAAATGGTTGGAAAGCCTGTTCCGGGTATGTATGCAGAAGATGTATTTGATAGTTTCCCAGAGGCAACGTACAACAATCCAGATGGTCAGGTTGAGAACTGGAATGAAAGAATGCTTATTCCGTCCATGTTGAAACTGTTACAAGAATTATACAAAGAAAGGGAATCAAAATGATTTTATCAGAGCTTATTGAAATAACCAGCCAAAGATTTAATGCAGCCGCTATCCAGATCCTTAGTGAGAGTGGTTTGCCAGCGTATCTTGTAGAAGGTATGGTATTAGAACTTTTGGCTGACATCAGAGAAAAAAAGGCGGCTGAGTTGACTCAGGAATTATCCGATCAGAATATGAAACTGGAGAAACAGAATGAGGAATTACAGAAATGTAAGAAGGAACTCGAATTGCAGTTAAAAGACGCGAGGGAAAAGCTGTATTCAGTACCGGATCCGGCAGAAGATGTTCCCGATATGGAAAGCGAAGCATCACCTAAGGTAATTGAGGTAGAGAAATCTGAGACAGGAGGTGAAGAAGATGGCAGACATAAGCAGTGAAATCGAACAACTTAGAAGTGCTGAATACGGGGAGGAAGTAAGGGGAGCCTTTATTTCCTGCATGGAGAAAATCAATCAGGTTTCTGAGGAAACAGAGGAAGCGGAAGCTGCCAGAGTAAAAGTAGAGGAAGACAGGGTAGAAGCTGAAAATATAAGAAATGAGGCTGAGACTGATCGCAAACAGAGTGAAACCGTCAGAGAAGAAAATGAAAATGCAAGACTGACAGCAGAAGCGAACAGAGCTTCCTCCGAAACGAATAGAGAAGAATCTGAAAACAGTAGAAATGTTGCTGAAGCCGCCAGAGTAGAAGCTGAAACTGCCAGAGCTAATGCAGATCAGAAATGGAATGAAGCAGAAGAAGCAAGGGCGGCAGGAGAAGGTCAAAGACAGGAAGCAGAAACGAAAAGGCAGACTTCGGAAAGTAACCGCAATGCTGCTGAAACTGCCAGAGCAACAGCCGAAGCTGGGAGAAAGGCTGCCGAGACAGAAAGAACAGATTCAGAATCAGCCAGACGTACCGAGGAGCAGAAAAGGAATACTGCTGAAGCTGACCGTATTAAGAAAGAACAGCAGAGAGAGACAAATGAAACGGCTCGACAGACTGCTGAAACTGCCAGAAACAAAGCTGAAACTCAGAGGACAGAAGCAGAGAAGAACCGATCAACGGATGAACAGTCAAGAGCTACTGCGGAATCTGCCAGAAGTTCAGCAGAGACTACCAGAAAAGAAAATGAAAGTAAAAGAGCTTCTGCGGAAACCGAAAGAAACAGTGCTGAAAGTAAAAGAACCTCTGCTGAAGATTCCAGAAAGACTGCTGAAACTGCCAGAAATAGCTCTGAACAGAGTCGTGTTACTGCGGAACAGAGCCGTGTGACTGCAGAAACGTCCAGAACATCTGCGGAAGACGCTAGGGCGAAGGCAGAAACGGCAAGGGCAAACACAGAAGCTGCGAGAGTTACTGCGGAATCCGCAAGAGTCAAGGCAGAAGCAGCCCGTGTTGAAGAATCTGCCAAAGCTGTTGAAAATGCGAATGCAGCGGCAGAAGCAGTGAAGGCACAGGTAAATCATATTACATTTCAAATCGACCCAACAGACGGAGGCTTGAACATAATCTATACAGAATAATCAGAACTTGCAACCAACCCTTGCAGGTTCTTTTTATATAAAAATTAAGGAGGAATCAAAAGAAATGGCAACAGGAGATCAGTTTACCACAAACTTTCCAAGGGAAAGCACAATGAAAGAAATCTCTCAGGCATTGCAGACAATGGCATTCACCCAGGCTGCAAATCTGGAGAACGTAAGCACATGGGATAAGATCAGCGGACTTTCCAGAAATGGATTCATCCAGAGGATTCTTAACTTCGGAGATCAGATCCTTGAAAAGTGGACAGACACAGCTGCAAGCAAAGAATACGACTTTCCATGGCAGTACACACATTCTGAAAATGTAGAGCTGGAGGACGGCGAAGTCATTCCAGGAACATTCCTGGAAGCGCATTACACAACCCCATTCGGATTACAGTTTAGCAACCGTGCATTCTTGCACTGCCCGGATGGACTGGCAGCAGGAACTTATCACCTCAAATTAGAAAAGGATTGGGGAAATAATGCAAAAGCAGACACATACTGGCAGTTTACTTTGACCAAGGCCGTACCTGCAGGCGGATCAGTATATGGATTCACACAGATGCCGGACGTTGTGCCGAGCAACTGGAAAGCAACCTCTTACGCTGCAGATGGAATCACCACAATTGAAACCGTTGCAGTTACATCAGGATCAGACGGAACAGATCTGGGAACTATGCAGTATGCAACCAGAAACGGAAACCTCAACAGTATGCAGGAATCAGCATACGGCTGGAATCGATGGAAATATTCAGCGGCCCGTCAGTGGCTCAATTCAATGCAACCAAAGGGCAAATGGTGGACAAAACAGGATGACTGGGATATTGCGCCGAGTCAGTTAGCCACAAAAGACGGTTTCCTCTGCGGAATGCCTGCGGATATGCTGGCAGCATTAAAGACGGTCAAAGTAACCACCCTTGCAAATACCGTCAATGATGGTGGCGTGACAGATATCACATACGACAGAGTATTCCTTGCATCCATGTCTCAGATGAATGTCAACATGAGCAAAGAGGAGGGAACAGTTCACGAATACTGGCAGCGGAGAACAAATTCCAAAACACCAATTGAACCATGGAAAACCTATCCGATTATGATTAGATATTCAGCTGCGAATCACACATCACCTCAGTATGTGTTTTCTCGTTCAGCTAACCGTGGCAACGCTAGCTACGTCATGCTTGTGTACGCCAGTGGCAGCGTCAACAACACGAACGCATGGTACTCGAATGTGTATGCCCCGCTTGTCGTCGTATAATCAGCAATCAAATAATCCCTGCACCCACGGATGCAGGGATGGAAAGGAAAAGAAATGGCAGTTAAAGCAGGTGAGAGAAATGTACCGGACACGCCACAGAACAGACAGTTAAATGCAGTATGGTACGCAAGAGAACTGGCGGTCTACACGATTCAGATCTGTAAGAATAAAAAGGTATTTCTTCCGGAATATCAATCTGCGCTCACGGACGATATCATCCGGACAGCGAAAGATATTTATATAAATGCCTGGACCGCAAACAATATCCGGGTAACAGAAAAGAATAAGAAAGAGCTATGGGCCTGGAGGAGCAAACTGCAGCGTCAGGCGATTCTGGATTGTAACAACTTACTTGCGCTGATCGGACTTGCACACCCTCTCTTTCACCTGAAAGGCAAAAGGATAGAATACTGGTCAGAACAGACGCTCAAAGTTAGGAATTACATCAAGAAATGGCGAGAGTCTGATGTAGACCGGTACTCATAAAAAAATATGGGACGTAGGCTATCACCTCAGAATGTGTTTTCTCGTTCAGCTAACCGTGGCAACGCTAACAACGTCATGAATGTGAACGCCAGTGGCAACGTCAACAACACGAACGCATGGAACTCGAATGTGTATGCCCCGATTGTCTTCCTAAAAGCATTATGGTTATTGCATAGCAATGATCGCCTTGAAGATATAGACAAGGAGCCGAAATCCCTGGCATAAGCCTAAACAATACCGCGGATAATCGAAAGAGACAGTGCGTGACTTACATAAGCCTGCCAGCACTGAGAAACTGCGGAAGCACAAAAGATGAAAGACCATATAACAAGCTATGATAGTTTATACGAATCAATGCTGAAATGTAAGAATGGAGTAACATGGAAACCATCAGTTAAGTCGTTTTTGTTAAATGGAGAAGAAAATATACTCCGGATGAAACATCAGCATCAGGACGGGACATGGAAGAATGGAAAACCTAAAACGGTATTGATAACATATCCGAAACGCCGGGAAGCTCTCAGCATTCCGTTTAAGGATCGGGTATATCAAAGGAGCATTAATGATAATTCTCTTTATCCTCAAATGACAAAGGGATTCACTTATTCAAATTGCGCCTGCCAGACAGGAAAGGGAACAGACTTCGCAAGAGCACTGGTTAAAAAATATCTATGGAATTATTACTGCAGATACGGCACAAAAGGATGGATAGTTCAGGTTGACATACATGGATACTACCTAAACATGCGGCACAGTGATGTAGAAAGGCAAATAAGGAATCTGACGGATAAGGATACAGCAGAAATGTCGTGTGGAGTTTTACGAGACCAGTACGCAGGAGAAACCGGATACAATCCAGGATCTCAAATGGTACAAATTGCCGGCATTTCACTTCTGGATCCATTAGATCATTACATCAAAGAACAGTTGCATGTAAAATACAATATCAGATACATGGATGATTTCTGGATTCTTGTTAAAACAAGAAAACAGGCTGAGAGAGCTTTTGGTGAGATAATGAAGCAATTGCAGATATACGGGCTGGAAGCAAATGAAAAGAAATCACACATAACACCGCTTGAAAAAGGATTTACATTTTTGGGATTCGACTATCGGCTGACAGAAACAGGAAGGATAATCATGACGCTTAACTCAGATAGTGTAAAGCATGAAAGAAAAACTCTTGTGAGGATGGTTCATAAATCACAGAGAGGAGAACTTGAACCGGAAAAAGTAGATGAACATCACAATTCCTGGGAAAATAATGCTGATAAAGGAAATTCGTATAAAGTAAAACAAAGGACTCAGAAATATTTAAAACAGTTAAGAAAGGGTGAAGAACATGGAAGTAAGAAAAATGACTCAGACACCTGCGGAAGCGGCAGAGGACGAAAACCTCAGAGCAACCGTAGAAAAGCAGAAAAAAATCATTGAAAACCAGAACGTAACAATTCAGTATCTGGCAGCAATGACAGATGTTTATATTCCAGAAGAAACAGAGGAGGATGAAGATGTACAGAATTTTGCTGAAAATGAAGAAAATGTATAACCACGAAGACTGGTTGAAAATGGTAGAACAGGCGAAAGAGCGTGGGAAACTCACAGATCAGGAGTATCAGGAACTGATTGAATCAGACACAGAAAAATGACAAAGTTACAGATCATAAGTAGACTTTGGTCTGTAATCTACGACATGAAGCTGAAAACGAAGTCTCAATCTGAAATTGACAAAGAACTTGATGCTTTGGAATATGAATGTCGTAAGTATGCAGATTCAGAGGACGAAGAACTGTTTAAGGACCATATGTAACTGCTTTGAGGAGGAGAAAATGAACCTTACAGAAATTTTTGTCGGAAGTGGAGGAGTAGTTGTTCTCCTCCTGTCACTGATACAGGTATCAAAGATACAGATCAATCCGTGGAGTTGGCTTGCGAAAAATTTAGGCAGAGCAATCAACGGAGAGGTTATGGATCAGGTAAAATCTTTAACCGATAAGGTTGAACACATGAAAAAAGACCTGAGCGATGCACGAAAGGCAGATGAACGCCGGGACATCGAGCAGAGACGGGTAAGAATCCTGCGGTTTGGAGAAGAACTGCTGAGAAATATCAAACACACGAAGGAGCATTTCGACCAGATCCTTATAGATATTACAGTATACGAAAAATATTGCAAGGAGCATCCTGAGTTTGAAAATGATGTAACAGTAGAGACAATAAGCCATATCAAGAATGTTTACCAGCAGTGCTGGAAAGAACATTCTTTCCTGTGAGAAGTGAGCAAAGATGAAATACCTGAAAGAAAAATTAAAAAAGATAATCTCGACTTTAAAAAAGTTTGGGACATTGAATTTGGTGCTGATGTTTGTCGGTGCTTTTTTTATTTGGTTTAATTGGCAGATGATTCTGCTATATAAGGATTGTGGAAGTATGCCGGAGTCATATGCCTGTGCTGTGGTAGCGGCCACAATTGGAGAATGTGGCATCTGCGGCTGGATTCGGACCACAAAAGACAAGAAACTGGATAGAAAATGGCAGAAACAGGACGAAAGAGAAGCACAGGATGTTCCCGACATGAATGTCGGTAACATGGAAGATGATAGTGTAGATAACACTGAAGAAGATATGGAGGAAAATGAAGATGATGAGCACTGAAACTTTTTTAGCACTGTTACTTATTGTATCAATTTTTACCGGACTGGTTACAGAAGGAATCAAGATGGCATTGGACGAAGCAAACAGGACGTATAAGCCAAATATGCTTGCCGGAGCTGTGGCTGTCGTTCTTTCTGTGTTGGTAGATGTCGGATATATGATTTTGATGGAGACTCAGTTCACAGAAAAGATGATGGTGGTTCTGATCGCACTGGTTCTTCTGTCATGGCTGTGTGCAATGCTGGGATATGACAAAGTAATCCAGTCGATTATGCAGATAAAGAACCAGACAAAATGACGGAGGAACTGATATGGATAAACAGAATATAACTGTTCTTAGAAAAATTCTGTATGCTGTGGAATCTGGGAATCAGATTTACGGAGAACAGGATTACGCAGCCTTTGCCGAAGTTGGGGCAAATTGTAGTAATGAGAAAGCAATCACCATTGGAGCCGGGCAGTGGTACGCAGACGAAGCGAAAGAATTGTTGTACAGAATCCAGAGAGGCAATCCGAAGTTGTTCAAGGACATGGACACAGAGAATCTTGAAGCTGATCTTCTCAAAAAGAGCTGGGCTACATATGCGGTAAGTAAGGATTCTGCAAAAGGCAGATTGATTATCAGCATCATTAGTATGGAACTTGGCAAGAAATGCCAGGATCAGTATATGGAAGACCAGATTGCGGCATACGCAAAAAGTATCGAAAAAACATATGGAACCATGCCGGATTCTGCAATGATGGAGTGTATCAATATACACCATCAGGGCGGCGATAGCGCGCTGAAAAGAATCCTGGCGAAGACTGTAAAACCGTACACGGCAGATAAGATCTATACAGTCTTATGTATGGATCCGACAGACCCGGTGCAGAATCAGGTCGGAGATTACACAGACAGGCAGAAAGCTGTCATAAACATGATTCATACATATGCTGATAGCACAGAGAAAGAAGGTATTGAAATGACTAAGACAGAAAAAGCAATAAGACAGATGGAAACATGGGCGAAAGACGACTCTCATGGCTATGATCAGGATTATCGTTGGGGAGAAAAAGGAGATTACGACTGTTCCTCGGCTGTGATCCAGGCATGGCAGAACGCCGGAGTTCCGGTTAAGTCTGCTGGTGCTACATACACAGGAGACATGAAGAACGTATTCTTGAAAAATGGATTTGTAGACGTAACGAGCAAAGTTAACGTAGCAACCGGAGCTGGGCTTATCAGAGGAGATGTACTTCTGAATACTGTTCATCACACTGCCATGTACTGCGGCAATGGCAAAGAGGTAGAAGCCAGCATCAACGAGAAAGGTACCGCTCATGGAGGCAAACCTGGAGATCAGACGGGCAAGGAGTTTCTGATCCGTAGCTATCGGAATTATCCTTGGAATTGCGTACTCAGATACAAAGAAAGCACTTCTGGTTCTGCAACGGTAACATCTGATATTGAAAAGAAGCAGAATACAGTAGCCTATGTAGCGAGAATTATAAAGGACTGCAAATGTTACAGTGCAGCTGGCAAGACTCAGGCGAAAATGTTCCCAGTGATTAAAAAGAATGCAGTTGTAGATGTGATGAAATACACTGAAACCGTAAAGGGCAAGAAGTGGTATTTCATCCGGATCCCACATCCGACAGAAGGGTTTGTTTTTGAATTTGTTCCGGCAGGGTATTTCAAAAAGCTGGTCTAAAATGAATAGTGAGTGATGAACAGTTCCCGGGTGTAATGCCCGGGATTTTTTGCGTGGTTCAGAAAATGATGTATCTGTCAAGAAAAAATATGAACAAAATTGCGGAGCTATTTTTGACGAAAAGCGTCCCAGTGGATGTAAGTGGACAGTTGCATACACTTCATCACACAATGAAAAAATGTCTTAAAAGAGAAAATACGAGCTTAAAAGAGGATATGATTTCAGAAAAGATGAAGAATGATACAAAACGATACCATTTGCTGTCAGATTATGTCTGGTAATTCCATAAAGCGAGTGGTATAATACCTTCGTTACCGCCTCCGAAACTGGTGACAGGAAGGAGGTGAGCCATGTGGAATTATTCACTTCTCTTATTGTCTCCGTTATGGGTGGTGTGATTTGCCATTACATCATCAAATGGTTGGATGGTGACAAATAGTCGGTAATCAGCCTATGGACATAAGCCCTGCCATCAAAATAGGGAATAAAAAACCCCAGTGCTGCAACACTGGGGTTTTTGTTGTAGTTGAGCCATATGGCTATTCACTTCTCTTTGCCTACTGGCATTATAGCATATGCAAGTCTGTAATTCAATATGCGATTTTACAAATGTAATCAGAAAAATAGAGGAATTTGCGTCCATAAGGACAGAAAGCGTGAGAAATGCTGTGAGAAATCTCACACGATTTCTCGTGAGATTTTACGGACATATTATCTCTTACTCTATATCTATCTCTAGGTTCTTTATCTTTTATGTTTTAAATATCTTTCTTTTGGTTCTTTTCTTTCTAAAGTTGAAAATCCTGATCTGTCAGATTAAGCCACAAAAGGAATATTTTAAAAGAGCGTTCTATTTGGCTCATATCTGGATTTTACACTGCAACCCTATAAAATCTACATATGCGTACATAAAATGAATTTAAAGTATAAATTAGAAGCTCACAGGGGCATTATAGCAATCTTTAATCACGGAATACAAATTCCAGAAATCTGTCTTGACCGGATTTAGAGATAAGAGTGATTGAAAAGTTATAGTTTTCTGGTTCGGGACTTTCTGATCCAACAGTTTTGTTGAGATAACATAGAAATCCCAAAGAGAAAGGTCTAAAATATCCTGTTCGCAGCTCTTGGCAGTCCAGACACAGAAGACATAGACATCAGAGTGCCTTGCGTAAACGGATTTATCAGAGTAGCTGCCGTTTTCGTCTAAATCTTTTGCAGGAGCTATGCGGAATGAGATTCTTGCAAGATGATCGTCTTCCAGTGCTTGTATGTAAGCGGATGATTTTACTTCCACCCGGATGCCATCAGGACTGAGCAGATCATAAGCATTCATTGAAATACGAAAATCTGTTCGGGGGGGGGTATTTTCAGATTGAGAATTCATGGCTTCCCGGACTATAAATTCTGCAAAAGCTCCTCTGTTCACATTTCGAATCAGGTCAGAGTAAGCCCAAGACCAGTAATCGAGGATTGTACTTTTGATTGGGATGCCTTTGAATGTAAGGTGTTCTTTGCCAGTATACATGATTTGCCTCCGTAAAAGTTTCTTCTTATTATATGGTAACAAAAAATGTCAAAAAAAACAATGACGAAAACTGTAAAAATAATGCTTGACAGATGCGCGCGCAAGCCTGTTACGATTACGCCGCGAAAACAAAACAACACCAAAAAAACGGAGGCAAGGGTTATGAGATATAAAAATGATGATGACAATAGATACAGAGTAAGATTCATGAGAGCCACAGAAGAAATTATGGATAGACTTACGGTAAGTGAGTTCATCATTTACCTTAAAGTAAATGCAGAGCTTGAAGATGAGACATACGAGTACATTGACGGTCACACAGTAAAGTGTAAAGCCTATGATCTTAAAGAAGAAAATAGTAATCTTCACAAAGAGTTTTTGGTAACTGAGGATGGCAGAGTATTTTATTGGTTGTCCCTGGTTCAAAAGGTAGAGTTAGAAGATAAAGAGGAAAATGAAAAAGTGGTAGAGACATATGTATTTACAAACCCACACCCGGAAGGAAAGATTGTAAGCGACTGCGTAAAAAGAGCCGTATGCCTGACAACCGGAATGAGCTACAAGGAAACATCCAATTTGCTCAATAAGATTAAAAGAGAAATCGGAGAAAAGGATTATAACAGTAAAAAATGTTGCAATGAGTATGTGAAACGCTTCGGATGGAAGAAACTTTCCTTCCCGGCAGAAAAGGGAAAGCCCCGGATGAATGGACAGAAATTTGCAGAGCAGTACCCAAAAGGAAATTACATCTTGAATATGGCAGGACATTGGAGCTGCTGTAAAGATGGAGTAATCTACGATACATGGGATTGCAGAGAAAAATGTGTTTATACAGCATTTGAAGTAAAAAATTGAGAGCAGGAGGATGAAAGTTATGATGAAACAGGAATTTGAGAATCTGATCGGAAAAGAAGTAAGCGATAAGGACTATGAAGTGATTGACCGGGTGTATACATTTCACCCAGCTATCAGTGAGACAGAAGGAAAGAAACAGATTGCGGACATCTATAATGCTGGTGGCATGACGGTTATCCGTGGTATGCTCGAAGCGGCAGATATTATGAATAGTTTGGAAAAAGAACTTGGGGAAGCCAGAGCAGCCCTTGAAAAAGTAGTGCGCAGAATCCAGAATGTTAAAGATAATGGAATTGAATATGAGCAGTGTAGAAAAGATTTGCTTTCTGCTTTTGACAGATCAAACTCCCTTGAAGAATGGAATTTTGCAAGAAAACTGATCGCAGACAGATACGGAAGTAAGAGGGTTGAGCAGTTGACGGAAGAACTCAAATTAAATTAGAGATTATGTAATTATATTGCTTGACAGCCAGCGAATCTGCCTGCTACGATTACGTCACGATAAATCAATACAACCTGATTTATCGAATATGCGAAAGGAGAACAGGTCAGATGGGAAAGCGAAAAAGAAAACCGGATCAACCGGAAAGAGACGAAGAAAAAGAACTGCTTGAAAAGCAGTTACTCAAAGCCCAGATTGCGGAAAGTGGTACCAACACGATTTTTGCAATTGTATCAATTGTGATAGCAATTGTAAAAGCAATCATGGATTATTTGAAGTAATTGCATCCAGCAGTTCTGGTGGCATGGGGGCGAAGGCTCCCTTGCTACTAGAGTTTAGCATAAAGGAGGAAAGAAGTAAAGATGAAAGATAGATTGAAAAACGTCAGGAAAGCAAGAAGAAGTTGCATGCTGGTAACGGCAGTAGCCTTATTTGATGGGCTGTATAGAGAAATGAGATTGCTGAATGTAGTGATTGTAATTATTGCTGGTGGAGCAACAATTGCGATGTCTACTTACGAGATGAAAAATTTGAAAAAGCAGATGAAACAGTGAGAATGATTACAGTCGTTTCGGCGGCTGTAATTTTATGCCCGAAAGCGGAAGAAAGGATTACATATGGGAAGAATGAAGTATTTCAAAGACTGCGATGTAGTAGTTACGGAAAAAGAAGGGCTTGAAACAAAGCCATTGCCATATCCATCAAGAACAGGGGAAAAACTTAGCCCGGAGGAAATTGAAGAACTGGTTGAAAAGTACATTCAGGATCAGGATGTGATTGCGGATTTTGTAGTCGAAACAGATGTTTATGAAAAGAAAGAGATGGAAGAACACCAGAAAGTCAATGCAGTAGCACTTTGGATGAGTGGGAAGTTTCAGAAAGCTGGGTATAATAAGTCGGTAGCGTTAAGCCTCGGACAGAGAGTGACACGAAGACTGTATGATATGCAACAGCATTCAGAGGAATTTCCAGAGGAAGAAAGACAGATCCCGACAGTCGTGGTTCCACCAGAAGATACAGATAAGCCAGAACCTAAAGTTGAAATGCCACCAGTTCAGGGGAGTGACAAGTTGTTCAGCAAAAAGATTCTGGACCTTTCAGGGGATGCGTACAAGATTTATGCTTGCATGGTTGCAAAAGCGTCCGAACAGAAAGAGTTCTGCTTCTCATGTGCTGAGTATGAACAGCTTGGCTTAGGAAGCAGCTACACTTTCAAAAGAGCCATGAGAGAATTATCAAATTCCGGGTTGATTTTAAAAGACCGTGGTGGAGTACCGACAGATAAAACGAAGTTTACCCTGACAGAAATCAAAGGGACACCGCAGCTTAGAATAGAACCAGAGAAGCCAGTTTTATCCGGTAAAATCAAGGTGGAGAATGTTCTGATTGAGGCAGATCGGATTATGAACTTGATTGAAATGATGGACACACATTATGCAGATCATGTGTCAAAAGTGGATGATAAGAGGACAGAGGAATTTTACTCAGTCTTCGCGATTATGAAGAAAAGATATGAAGATTTTGAAAAGGAATTTCGGCAAATCGTTTATGGATAAAACGGTATGCTGTTATTTTTTTACGCAAAATTCAATAAATGTCAAAATAATGCTTGACAATGTACGCATATGCAGACTACGATAACGTCAAGATAAACATTTACATACAAAAACAGAAGGAGATAAGAAAATGAGAATCAGAAGTCTGACAGTTAAAAGAGAATTTTACAGAGACAGATACAACCAGAACAAAGTTTGGGAAGTAGCCCGGTTAGCTGGAGGATATTATCTCAGACAGTATGTAAAGGGACAGCAGTTCGGAACCGGACTGAGAACTTCCAGAAAGTTTATCGAAAGCATTGGAATTTTTGGATTTGAGAAAGTAGGTGGAATTGCATGAACGTTATCAGATGGAGTATGAAAGATACTACCGGATGCGTTCGAAGAGGAAAGCTTCCGTTATCACAACTTCCGGAAGTTCTTCTGGATTTTGAAAAAGATGCGGCAGAGGTACTGAGAAAAACAGATGCAGATCATGTATTATACGCAATCAAGATTTATGATGCGTCAGATAAATTAAAGGCAGTGCAGTTCTTTATGAATCCTATGTCAGATGAAGATTTTTACAAGATGGCAGGGAAAGGACGCGGCACATTGGTATATGCTCTGCACAACAGAAAGAGAAAGGCGGCAACAGAGTGAACAAAGTATCAAGATTAACAGAAAAGCAGATAGAGAAATTGGCAGTGGAAATCAGAACTTTTCTTCTTAACCATGATATGTGGGCTGACACAACAATTTACTTCAATGGTAAGTGCTTCAGTACATACGACAAAGAAACCGGAAAGTTTTACTACAACGACCCAAAACATCTGGTCGTCATAGAAGATGAAGATCCGAGAGATTATTTTGAGTATGTAGCAGAAGATCATATTCTCAGCATGAGTTTTGAAGGAAGCGTATGCCATATGCTCAGTTATGGAACTGCTCCGGGAATCAAACACCAGTTTGACAAGATTTTTGAGAAGTACGGGATTTACTATGAGTTGGGTAATCATTGGAACTTCACATGTTATTACAGATGAAGACAGGAGGTTTGGATTATGACAGGAAGAAACAATCACAAGTTGAATGTAGAAATTGAGGATCACATCAGACAGTGGGATGGAACAGTGCATGGACAGAGTGTGAAGAACATGTATGAGAATGGAAGCAGCTATGAAAGTATCTGTGAGATGATGGGACTTGATTATGAAGATTATGAAGGCTGGGAGGAATGATGAATGAACAGACAGAAAAGAAAAAGACTGGGAAAAGCGTTTGATCTTATTGCAGAAGCGGAGGAGATTCTTGAAGAAGTGAAATCAGAAGAAGAAGACAGTTACGAAAATCTTCCAGATAACTTCCGCGATGGAGACAATGGAGAAGAAATGCAGAATTATATCGAAATGTTAGATGAAAGCATCGGATATTTACAGGATGCAAATTCTGTGATTGAACAGATTTAAGGGAGGGAAGGTGATGCAGGATAAACAGAAAGCCTTGACAACGCTACTTATGCTGGCGAAAGACCATCGCAGTTTTTTCGAATCGTTGAATCCGAAATGCCAGGTCTGCCAGAACATCTTCAGCAGTCAGGAATGTGATATGTGTGAAGATTTTGATATGTTTAAAAATGTACAGGAGGATTGAAGAATATGAAACGTGAAGAATTTAAAACCATTTCAAAAGAGGTACTGCCACATATTAATGCAATTATTGAATCTCTCGAACGTCACGATGTAGAAGGAATTGCGACCGTCGCTGCTGACAAGACAGGATATTTCAATTTGTCTATCCATTCTTCAGAATTTTCACTTTATAAAACCGCAAATGACGGAAAAGTCTGCATCGAACATGTAGAAGAATTGGACTTGTTCGGAGAGGAGGACAAGTAGTGTGGGAACAATGCCATGGTATGTAGAAAAGTGGTATGAGGAAGATTTGAAAACAGCCCTGAAAGAAGCAGGTGTTCCGGTGACAGAAAGGAGGATTGCCAGACTGAGGGATGCCTGTACGGGCATCTTTGATGATCTTTCTTCCAGAATGGAGATGTTAAAAGAAAAAGCCGAAGAACTGTTTGAAAGCGAAGTGACAGCCACTAAAGAATGCCAGATCAAGTATAACTGCTGGACAGAAAATCTGATGGAGATTGTCATGGTGTATGAACAGATAAAAGGAGAAAGTGAGTATCTGTTCGAAAAGTTGACAGGAGAGCCTTGCTGCAACTGGAAAGCGAAATTTGTGGAATGGGCGAATGAGTTTGAACTTGTATATATTGAGGACGGCACATATCCAGAAAAGATAAAGAAATTTGCCAGAAGAAAGATACTGGAATATGTGGAAGTGGAGGAACCAGATGAAAAAGAAAGTTAAGATCAGCAGAAAGAAAGTAGCGAAGCAGTTACAGAAAGAAAACCGAATGCTGCATGAGGATATTATCGGAAAAGCAAAAGAGCTGTTACAGATCAGAGCTAAAAGCGTTGCAGAGGAATGCCCCGAATGCGGCAGAGAAGCGATGATTTACTGGGATGTCCGCAGGGATGGATACCAGACTTACTGTCCATATTGCGGATGGCCCATGATGCTTTGCAGTATGTGCATGGATGAAGATGGAAGTTGCGACTGGAATGGAAAAACCGGAATTTGCTACCGGATGGTAGAAAAACTGTGGAAAGATCTTGAAAACGTACTGTTCCGTAAAGAAAAAGATGGACGATTGATATTGGAACATGAGTATGTGTTGAGATGTGGAACCAGAGTAATCAAAGCCTTTCAGAAAGGAACAGAGCGAGAGGAGATTTGGCACTGGTTTGATGAAATGCACCCGAAAGGAGTTGCCTATTTGCTTAATGGAGTGGAGAAGAACGAAAAGCATGACAGTAGTAGCCCGGAAAGTATGATGGCAGTGGTGGTAGTGAACGGAGTTATAGCGAAAGTTACTCAGGAGGACGTTGATGATATTATGTCGGCGGCATTGGATAGCCATTTTTTACAGAGCTGGTGTTCAGAGGTGAATGTTGTTGGAAGATACCTGGGAGAATATGCCAGCGAGCAGATCAGCCGCGGAGGTGAACTTTGGTTCTATGATATTGAAGATGAATCTTATTATGGACTTACGCTGGACAAGTTTCAAAAAGGATTAGAGATGTACTTGACAGAGAATAATTCCATTGTAAACAGGAACGGAACAGATGTAACGCTTGACGTCACGATGATTGATGAAGTGTCGGCAGATATGATTATCCAGTATGCACTGTTCGGAGAAATTGTATATGGATGATTGTTTCTGCAATGAAAAGCACACCTGTATCGTAAAAATAAGAAGTCCAAATTTGGAAAATAACAGATTCTGGGGAAATGCTGCATATATTTCTCCGGAATCTTCAACAAAAAGAAAATAAAGTGATAATACAGCAGAAAGGAAGATGTTATGAATCTTACAGATAAGTTAAAAGAACTGTTAAAAGCAGAAAATATCTCACAGTATGAACTCGCAAAGAAAATGAATACTAACCGCCAGTCCCTGAATGATTCTTTCAGAAGGGACATGAGGATCAGCAAGTTTGAGAAGATTGTTAACGCTCTCGGATATGAGGTGATGTTTGTACGAAAATTGAATAATCAGTCAAAATAATGCTTGACAGATGCGCGCGCAAGCCTGTTACGATTACGCCGCGAAAACAAAACAACACAAAAAAACGGAGGTAATCATATGAAATTCAAAGAAGCGAGAATGATTAGAAGTGACGAAGTAAAGGCTATGTGCATTAAAGATGGTTTCTATACCTGCGGAACAAATGCAGAGTATTGCCATTTGCTGTTTGATTTATGTGAGAACAAGGATGCATCATTGGAAGATTTGGAAGAGATAGCAACTGATATTCTGGATCATTCAGACTGGGAAAAGAAAGCGTCAGAATATGGAACAGATCGTGATGAGCTTCTTAGAATTGTAATGACAAACTTGCTGAATGAGTGCTGTTATACGTTTATCGAGAAAGCAGAAGCGTAAATTCAAGGAGGAAAATGAGTATGGCAACTTCAGATATTGAAACAAGTTATTCGGCATACAAGAATTGTATGCTTCGCTTAGGGAGATATATGTCGGATGGTAGCCTGGCAGTTGAAATCTATAACATGCAGGATGGAGAAATCGCAAGGGTAACTGTCTGCTTGCGCGATACAACTCTTGGGGAAAATGAATCTTATGTAGATACGAATAATTGTCCGTGGGCTACAAGTTTTCTGGAATCTAATGGTTTGGCAAAAAGAACAGGGAAAACAAGAAGAAGCGGTTATTGTATTTATCCAGCAATGGAATTTGATCGAGAAAAGATAGCCAAATTTGAAGGGGAGATGTAAGAGGATGGAAAGAGTATATTATTCAATTAATGAATCTCTGGCTAAGACAGCGCACGATATGATGTCGATGAGAGATTATGAGAAAGACAGCAAGACAAAGGAATATCGTAGCTATGTCGATAAAGCGTATGATCTGGCCGATAAGATAGTAGCAGAAAGACCATTTCAGGCAGAAAGAGTTTACAGCATGGCAGCAAGATATTCGAGAAGAATGGCAGAGTATTTCAACCGGGACAGCAAGATTGGATGTATGTGTCCGTCAATCTTGATTTCAGGAGGCGGCAATTTTCCTGTTAAGAAAAAAGAAAAACAGGTGCAGGCGTGGGATAAGAATCACCAGTTTTATCAGGAAACTCAGAAGATTTTAGAAAAGATTAAAAGCGTACTGTACGGTAAAGATGTTATTAAGTCCGGGGATCAGGATGCAATCGAGAGATTAGAAGAAAAGCTGGAAAGTCTGAAAGATACGCAGGAACGTATGAAGGCTGCAAATAAGGCAATCCGCATGAAAGATGTGAAGAAAGCGGACGAAGAACTTATGAACATGGGATATTCGGAAGACCAGATCAAGAATCTTCGAGAACCGGATTTCTGTGGCAGAGTCGGTTATCCTTCCTATATGTTGCAGAATAATAATGCGAATATTCATAGAATTGAGGGCAGACTTAATCAGTTGCGAGCTGCCAAAGAAAAGGGAATGCAGGAAACAGAGTGCAAGCTGTTCAAGGTAGTAGAAAATACAGAGATTATGAGATTGCAGATCATCTTTGATGGGAAACCGGAACCGGAAGTCAGAAATATTCTGAAAAAGAATGGTTTCAGATGGAGTCCAAAGAACAGTTGCTGGCAGAGACAGCTTACCAATAATGCCAGATATTCTTTGGATAGAGTAAAAGAGGAAATGGAAGTGCTGGCATGACAAACGCAGAACGTATTCGCCTAATGAATAATGATGAATTGGCAACATGGTTAACTAATATGTGCCAATTTAAGTCAGAGAAAGATGAAGAATGGTATGTATCGGTTCTTGATGCACACGACAAAGAAACAGAGATACATGATTCTTATGGAGACTGGCTGAACTGGCTGACTCAGGAGGCTGTTTGATGGCTGAATTGCTGACAACAGAAATTGTTTCAGAGTTTCAACACAGAGTAGCGGAACTTCCAGATAACGGAAATCAGGATATTGGAGCCAGAAGAAAACTCCGTAAGGAATTACAGGAGTTATGCGGACTATCAGAGATTCAGGCAATCAATATCCTGAATGGCTTATATATCAGAGAATATATGTGGATTAACGAAAGGGAATGGGTGAAGAATGAGCGAAAAAGAATTATGTCTGAAAACACTTAAAGGATGGGAAGAACATGGAGAATCATGGGACAAGTATTGCAAACCGGGAGAACTGGTAGACGAGGATGTGTATTGGCACTTTCTGAATGTCCTGCCACCAAGAAGTATGGGAGCTGGTTATTTGCAGGTTGGAGGAGCATATGATTACAGTCTTAACCCCAAAACTGGAAAGTATGCCTCTACATATATGACATTTGTAAAAGTTGATAATGGAGTATGGAAATATTGCGGGAATTGCTTTACAGGAGAAACAAGAGAAATTGGTGTTCCGATTCCAAAAGTAGCTTTGTAGGGAGGTAAACTGGTATGAAGGTAAGCAAAAAACTGATGAAAAGTTTGAAAAAGTTCCTGAAAGTTATGAAGAAAATGGGAAGATAAGGAGGGAAAGTGCATGAATGTAGCAAGAAACCTTAGTAATGGATCAAAGTATATGCTTCGCAGAGAAGATTATAAAAGAGTGAAACGTATGGACAGGCAGGAGTTTGAAGACTTCTGCCGTAATTTATATAAGAATGCGTACAACGACGGAAGAGAGTCTGTTCCAGGCGTTGATGTTAGTCAGATCAAAGCAGCAATCGCTGAGACAAAAGGAATCGGAGAAGTCAGACTGAAAGCAATCATGGATAATATTGATAGAAAGTTTGGTGGAGGAAAGGAATCAGAGAATCATGGAAAGCCAGAAGATTGTTGAGAAGATAAAGTTAAAACCATGCCCGTTTTGCGGAGGAACAGCGCAGTTTAAGAATCCAGTTAATAAAGGATTATACAGCGAACTGTCAGTTGAATGCAGAAGATGCGGGGCTTCTCCATATGTCCTCGAAATGTATGGAAATAAAAGTGGTGAAGAAAAGAAAAAAGCCTTAGCAGAGGTTTGGAACAGGAGAACATGAGATGAAATTGTATTTTTACATTTTGGATAGAACATATGAGGGTGACTTTTCTCTCAGATGTGAAGAATGCGAAGTTATTGAAAAGCCTAAAAGCTATGTGCCAGTATATCACTGGCCAGTTGGAGTATGTGCAGCTCGTATCAATAAGAGTGTCGTGGGCGGATTTACAAGTCAGTATGACGATATTGTTGTTCTGTATGCTAAGGATCATAAAAAAGCGAGAGAGCTTTTCTTTAAAAGATATTACGCTGCAATACAAACACTGAAATATCAACTTGAGAAGTTTAATGCTATGAAAGAAGCAGTCGAGAATTTTGAGGAGAAAAAATGATGAGAAAGGAAATTGAAGCAAGAGAAAATGAAGAGCTTGAGAAGATAGTAGAACTTTTTGAGAAAGCCAAGAATAAAAAGCATATGATTCAATTCATGGCATATGAACCAAGATTTGTAGAAATTATAAAATGGCTGAAGGACTATTTGAGAATCAAAAAGGGCGGTTGGATTCCGGCAGAAGAAAGGCTTCCAGAGGAATGCGAAACAGTTTTAGTGTGGTTTGCGTATTTCAGATACGGAAATTACAACCGGATGTATCAGACGTATGGGCTCAGTTATGTCATTGATGGAAAGTGGTCTGGATTTATAAATGGATCAACCGGATGGAAAAGATCGAGGATTATCGCATGGATGCCGCTTCCTGTACCATACAATGACGGAAAGTTTGGACATTGCAGATTGAAGTGTCTTAAACTCAAGCCGGAAAAGCCTTGCTGCATGTATTGCACAGAAGCTGATTCCTGCGAAGATAAGTGTGAAGATATGAATGAGTATCAGTATGCTGGAGAATGCCCGGATTATATAGAAAAGGAGGAATAAAAGTGAACAGTGAATCAGAGATAAAAGAAATTTCCTTCGATATTTACGGAGAGTTTATCACGCAGATTGCAAGAGAGTGGTTTTATACCGGAGAAAAAAGCCATGAGAAAGTCATTGAGATTCTGATGAACAGCATGACCGGAACAGACACACCGGAGGCACAGATCAGAAGATATGCAGAGGACATTCTGCTCGGTCGCGCCGCCCTGAAAGGGAGCACGGCAGCAGGTACATATCATCTCGAAACATACGAACCGGGAGAAGAAGAACAGATGCCGCAGAGCATGAACATCTGGAAAGAAGTCGAAAGACGGAAGAAAGCAGAGAAGAACCTGCGGAGAATGATTGAACGGTGGGACGTAGCAATGGACCACATATCGGAAAGCACACAGAGAGAAATCCGAAAGGAACTCGGAGAAGAGACTGCGGAGGATAGACAGCAGTATGTGTTAGACAGATTCATGGCACGAATGATGGATAAAGAAAATCACACCACAGAGGATTATGGATGGTTAGAGCCGGACGGAACTTTTCATGGAGTGGAATGGGGAGAGCATCAGGAATGGGCGCAGAATTACATGAACGAAAAGTTCCCGGAGGAAGCAATGAACGGAGACATTGACTTGCAGACAAAATGCAATGTCGGACTGATCGGAGCAGGAGACTGGCTTGTTGAAAGAGGATGGGTTCTCCTACACAATCCGAGTCGGGGAATTGCTTTTCCGACAAAGAATCCGGTCAAAGAGTACACAAAGGCGCAGAAAGAGTTCCTTTACAGCTATTACATAGAAAGAGATTGCCGGAAAGAAGCAAACGCAATATGGCAAGAATAAAAGAGGAGGATAGAGAATGAGACTGATTGATGCCGATGAAGTTATCGAGGAACTAGAGCAGTTAAAGGAATACGGAGCTTGCGCATCTGAAGCCTGTGGATATTGTAAATATTTTCAAGATTGCGAGGATGGAAACATGAGCGAAATTCTCATGATTGACAAAGTAATCGAAATTATGAAAGACGGTGGAATTGAAGACACAGAGGAACAGGGAGCATTAGTGAAATTGCCTTGCAAAGTCGGGGATTCCGTCTTTATCATTGTCGGAAAGGATATTTCAAAGCAAGGAATAAGAAAGGTAGAAATTTCTGACAATGGAATTATATTCAAAACAAATAGACGGAAAAGAATATTTAACGTTTCCGAGTTTGGCAAAACAGTATTCCTCATCCGTGAAGAAGCTGAAAATAAGTTGGAGGAGATGAAAAATGAACAAATGTTGCGCTAGTCAAGACGGTATATGTAGAAACACCATTCTATTCGGAACTAAATGTGACGGGTACAAAGAAAGATGCACGCTGAGGCCGGCTTATAGTACTCTTGAACGAACAGTGAAAAATTATCAGCATAGCTTAAGAAAAATGTTTGGAGCGGAGGATTAATATGAAGTCAGAAGAAGCATTAAAAGAATTAAGTTATGATGACACGGCTTATGGCGGCAAATGTACACATGAAGTCAGACAAAGAGCTATTAAAGCACTTGAAAAGCAGATTCCAATGAAGCCAAATAATATAAAATCTATCCTTGATTTTTCTGGCAGATATTATACGACAAAAGGTAACTGTCCAGTTTGCAACAGTGAGGGACTTTATAAGTCAGATTTTTATTGCAATAAGTGCGGTCAGAAATTAGATTGGGGTGAAGAAGATGACAGATAAAACGTGTAAAACTTGCATTGAAAACGATAACGGACTGTGTGACCGCAAAGGAATCCTGATAGAGGATGATGACACCTGCGAAAAGTGGAAAAGCAAGAATTCACCGGACTGGAGAACGAGAATGTTAAACACATTTCTGGCCGGACACTAAGGAGAAAAGATGATTCCAAAATTATATGAGGTGAGAGACAGATCAGGCGAATTGGCGCTAGAGAATGTAACAGCCGGAGAAATCAAAGAAGAGCTACACTGCACATCTGCACAGGTCAATAATTCCAGAACAACAGGAGATTATATATTCAAAAAGTATAAAGTGAAAGAAGTCGATCGCAAACTGAGCAGACGACTTGACATAGCCTTGCTTATGGAATTTAACGCAATTCGCCTCTGGTTTTTAGAAAGCAAGAAAGGTGAAAAGAT